TTAAACAACTAGCAGGCCTAGCTGAAAGCTGGGACGACTACGAAGATTTAGAAACTGATCCAATGGATCCAGCAATTAACATGTGCCCAGACTGTGAGGGCACCGGCACTGATACAGCAGGCGAGACTTGCCAATCATGTGGCGGAGAAGGCGCTATACACGAAAGCGATGAGCGGAAAGAAGATACGGCAGACGTAATGGAAGGGTTTGGAACAATGACTGGGTCGAGTAAAACCAGCTACCAACCTTTAGATAATGTAAAATTAGTTGTAAAACATAAAAAACCAGTAAGCGAAGAAGTCCGCGGTGCTCGTAGTAGAAACATTCACAGCATTTATGTACAGCGCGGCGAAGAAAGATTTAAACTTCCTGAAAATAACTTAGCAATGGCTCGCGCTATGGCCCGGCATGTTCAAAAGGGCGGTGAAGTTTTTGATACTGTAGGCGAAAGTATTAGCAGTATGGCAAGCGACTATAGAAAACTAACTGAGTTTGTTCGTTATGTGAGATCAGCAGGTATTGTTAACGAAACAAATGAGGAATATGTAAACTTAGCAGTAGAAAACATTAACAATATCAGAGATACATTTAAAAAACTTAGTGGAAGTAAAACTTACCAAACAGCAGTTGAAGGCTTAAACCAAGGGGAAAGTGTAGAAATACTGGAAGATGATTTAGACTTAGAAAGTAAATTTACAGAAAAACATTTCGATAATAAAGTAGCAGAAGTATTAGGCACATTAAAATCACTCAGCTATAAAAAGCAAACATTTGAAAGTTATATTAAACAGGCAATAGCAAAAGAAGCATTTACTAACTTAAAAGACTTGTTAAGAGAGAATGACGTTATAGACTTTTCTACAGCCCATGCAAAACTTAGCCATCAGGTTAGTCAGTTGGGTTATGCAGCCACTAACGAGAATCTAGGCAATTACTTGCACAATGTTAGTAAAAAAATCAATAACGGCGGCACACTTAACCAGTTTGAATATGATACTATTAAGAGTTGCTTGCTGTGTGCATCGACTAATCATAAAAGACAGGCAAGTATGTTCAAAGAAAACGTTGAAGAAACATATGAAAAGTTTTTAGACTCTTTTATCACACTTTAATCAAATATTAAAATCAACCAAAAAAACCCGCCTTGTGCGGGTTTTTTGCTAAATAAAATTGTTAGAAAAATGTTTTAACAAAACGGTTGACATTTTTCTATCTAGGCACTATACTTAGGCACAGTGATAAAATATATCACAAACAAGGCAATACATGGCATATTACAGGAGATTACATCATGGCCTCATTAGCAGAAATCCGAGCAAAGCTCGCATCTATGGAGAACAAAGGTTCTTCGAATTCCCCAACTCAAAGCGACAACGCAATTTATCCACACTGGAACATTGACGAAGGTAGCACTGCTACATTACGTTTTTTACCTGACGGTGACAACAGCAATGATTTCTTTTGGGTAGAACGCCAAATGATTCGTTTAACTTTCCCCGGTGTAAAAGGCGGCGATATGAAAGCCGTTACAGTACAAGTACCTTGTGGCGAAATGTATGGGGACAACTGTCCAGTACTTACTGAAGTACGTCCTTGGTTCAAAGATCCTTCATTAGAAGATATGGGACGTAAGTATTGGAAGAAACGTTCATACATTTTTCAAGGGTTTGTACCTGAAAATCCTCTCAACGAAACAGCACCAGAAAATCCTATTCGTAGGTTTGTTATTTCCCCACAGATCTTTAACATCATCAAGGCCTCGTTGATGGACCCAGACATGGAAAATATCCCTACTGATTATGTTAATGGTACTGATTTCCGTATCACTAAAACTACAAAAGGCCAATATGCTGATTACAGTACTAGTAAATGGGCAAGAAAGGAAAGCAGTCTCAATGAAGATCAATTATCAGCCATTGATACAAATGGACTGTTTGATCTCAAGTCCTTTTTACCTGCTCGTCCAACTGACGATGGTTATCGAGCTATTGCTGAAATGTTTGCCGCTAGTGTTGACGGCGAACTGTATGACCCAGAAAAATGGGGGCAGTATTACAGACCATACGGTGTTGAAGTAAACACAACAAAAACACAGGCAACTGTTGCGCCTGCCCAAGTTAGTGCTACAGTCACAGAAACAAACACAGCGGAAACTCCGGTTGAAGCAGAACCTGCCCCAGCTACAGTAGTAGCGGAGACCCCTACACCTGCTACTACTGAAGCTGGTTCCGGCGGTAAAAGCGCAGATGATATTCTGGCAATGATCCGTAGCCGCTCTGCAAGCTAAGGAGTATTTAACATGCACAAACCAGTAGACCTAACAAAGTTTAGGACATCTATTACAAAAAGCATTTCAGGAATAAGTGCTGGGTTTCATGATCCAAAGGATTGGATCAGCACCGGCAATCACACATTGAACTATTTAATTAGTGGAGACTTTGGAAAAGGTATTCCACTAGGAAAAGTCAGTGTGTTTGCAGGCGAGTCTGGATCAGGTAAGTCGTTTATTTGTTCCGGTAATATTGTGCGTAATGCACAACAAGCAGGCTGTCAGGTTGTATTATTTGACTCTGAAAACGCACTCGACGAAGATTGGTTGAAAGCATTAGGTGTTGATACCGAACCTGAAAAATTGTTGCGTATTAGTGTTAGCATGATTGATGATGTTGCTAAAACTATGAGTGACTTTATGAAAGATTACAGATCGAATTACGCAGATATGCCATACGAAGACATGCCCAAACTGTTGTTCGTCATCGACAGTTTGGGTATGCTTCTTACTCCCACCGATGTGGACCAGTTCCAGAAAGGTGATATGAAAGGTGATATGGGTCGTAAGCCGAAGGCGCTTACGGCCCTTGTCCGCAACATGGTAAATCAACTTGCACCATATCCGATTGGACTTGTAGCAACTAACCACACTTATGCATCGCAGGACATGTTTGATCCTGATGATAAGATCAGTGGAGGCCAAGGCTTTATATATGCTTCAAGTATTGTGGTTGCAATGCGTAAACTCAAACTCAAAGAAGACGAAGACGGTAATAAGACTTCAACTGTGCAAGGTATTCGTGCCGCATGTAAAGTAATGAAGTCTCGATACAGTAAGCCTTTCGAAGGTGTACAGATCAAGATACCATATGAAACAGGTATGGATCCATATAGTGGATTGCTGGACATGTTTGAAGCAAAAGGTATTGTGGAAAAAGTAGGAAATAAACTATCTTACGTTTCTCCTATTACTGGCGAGGAAACAAAAGAGTTCAGAAAAGGATGGACAGGAGAAAAACTTCAGGTAATTATAGACGAATGGGCTAATAATCCTGCATCTAGCGATGATACCGTAGATGTAGGAGATGTTGATCCCGACGAAATAATTACACCTGAGGAACTTATTAATGAATCCTGATATATCATTTTTACACGAGCTGTGGGATAGCATAAAAACTTTTGTACCTAAAAAAGAAAGACTTCCAGTGGCAGAAGCTGTTGTGAGATCTTTCGACGACTATGCCGACATTGATGCAGTAGAAGATCATTTAAATGAATTCGACAGCATTATGAAAGCAGCAATCGTTAGTCATTTTGATCTCATCGAGGACGAAGAAGACGAAGACGATGATAATTACGGTGAATGGTAAATGAGTACTTGGTATAACAAAGTAGTAGATGATTTATCTAACATTGTTGATACTATAAGCTATTTTGAAGCACAGCTCAACGAAGCAAAGTACGAGTGCAGGATAAAAGGTAGCCTGGAGAAATCCAGTGCTGCCTTACCTGGCATTACTGAGCATCGTTTTAATCAATTACAAGAAATAGAAGCTATACTAGAACATCTAAATATAGAACTACGTAGAGAACGTAGTAAAACATTTAAAAAATATTTTGAAACATACAACAGGCAACTCACAAGCAGAGATGCTGAAAAGTATGTTGACGGCGAATCCGCCGTTATTGATCTCACACATCTTTGCAATCAATTTGCACTATTAAGAAATAGTTACTTGGGCATATTGAAGGGATTAGATACCAAGCAATGGCAGATTGGACACATCACACGATTACGCACCGCAGGAATGGAAGATATTGTTATAGATTAAATCTCTAATAAAATCAAGCACTTAGCAACTGCTGTAAGTTGTTGTTTTTATTAGGGTTTTTAACATTGACTTTGCCTAAAATCTAGCCTATAATATACACATAAAGTTAGGAAATGGCAAAAAATGTTTGAATTATTACTTCTAGTCGCTATACTGTATTTTTTTATAAAAATTATAATGAATGCATTTACAAGCGAATCTCTAGTAGAGTTTATAGCATATTTTGCTGGAGTTTACTTTGTATTTTGGTTTGTATTTGCTTGACCTTTATACAAATTCATGTATAATATACACTTAGTTAATTAGGCCTGTGGGAGGGCATATTATGACAAACTTCGTAGAAATCACATCTGGCGTATATCGCAACTCACCAGTAGAGGGCGTTTTCCCTTTGCTTAAACCACTTCAACATGGCAAGAAAGGTTTGTTTGTCACTGTTGATGCTACTAATACAATTGGTATTAATCGCTCCAGTATTCGTGTTCTAGTTCCTACACAGGAAAGTGTACAGTACATTGGCGCTGATGCTGCAGAGCAGTCCGTTGTTGCACTGGAAACTACTCCAGCTAAACTAGAAGTTGTAGAAACT